CTCAAGTTATATTTTACCCAGATCCAAAGGGAAGATTCAAAACTAGTTGGGTTCCACCTCAACAGTTACAAAATAGAGTGGTATTAAAAAATGGTATAAAATATCCTGGTAATGAACACATGGGAGCATTTGGTTGTGACTCGTATGATATATCGGGAACCGTAGATGGAATAGGATCTAAAGGAGCTCTACACGGCTTAACCAGGTTTAGTATGGAGGATGCTCCTGCGAATAGTTTCTTTTTAGAGTACTTATCAAGACCACCTACGGCGGAGATGTTCTTTGAGGATGTTTTGATGGCTTTAGTATTTTATGGAATGCCAATACTCGCAGAGAACAATAAACCCAGGTTGTTGTACTATTTAAGAAGAAGAGGATATAGAGGTTTCTCTATGAATAGACCAGACAAGATATGGAACAAGTTATCTGTTGCGGAGAAAGAGGTCGGTGGAATACCTAACTCTTCAGAAGATATCAAACAAGCTCATGCAGCAGCGATTGAGATGTACATCCAAGATCACGTCGGTATAAAGCAAGATGGAACATTTGGAGATTTATACTTCAATGAGTTATTGAATGATTGGGCGAGATTTGATATAAACAAAAGAACGAAGCATGACGCGTCGATAAGTTCTGGTTTAGCTATTATGGCAAACAATAGACACTTATATGCACCAAATGCTAAAATAGAAAAACCAAAATTAAATATAAACATTTCGAAATATTCTAACGTCGGTAATGTTTCTAAAATAATTAAAGAATAATATGAGGAATTTTCCAAGTCAAGTAGTTAGTGATGTAGAAAAAATAAGTTTTGAATATGGACTTAAAGTTGCTCAAGCTATAGAGGGAGAATGGTTTGATGGGGAGAATAGTTACAGCAGATATACTAACAGTAAAAACGATTTTCATAATTTAAGATTGTATGCTAGGGGAGAACAATCGACACAGAAATACAAAGATGAATTATCTATCAATGGAGATTTATCCTATCTTAACTTAGATTGGAAACCAGTTCCAATTATATCCAAATTTGTAGATATAGTAGTAAACGGTATTGCGGAGAGAACTTATGATATAAAAGCTTATTCTCAAGATCCTTTTGGTGTAAGTAAAAGAACAGCTTATATGGACTCTATAATGGAGGATATGAGAACAAGAGATTTAAAAAACTTTGTAAAAGAAAAGTTTGGAATGGATTTATTTAAAAACAATCCAACACTATTACCAGGTTCACAAGAAGAACTAGATCTGCACATGCAACTTAACTATAAGCAGGCCGTTGAGATCGCGGAGGAACAAGCCTTAAACGTCTTGTTTGAAGGCAATAAATATGAATTAACAAAAAAGAGGTTTTATCGTGATCTTACCGTTTTGGGTATTGGCGCTGTAAAAACCTCTTTTAACACTTCTGAGGGTGTCACTGTGAACTATGTTGATCCAGCAAATTTAGTTTATTCGCATACTGATTCTCCTTATTTTGAAGATATATATTACGTTGGAGAGGTAAAAACAATTCCTATAAATGAAGTTGTAAAACAGTTTCCCCACTTATCATCTGAAGATTTAGAAGAAATAACAAAGGGTAGTAGTTCAAATAGAATCAGTAGAAGACGAGATGATACTGATAAAAATAAAGTAGATATACTTTACTTTAATTACAAAACCTATATGAATGAGGTTTATAAATTAAAAGAAAGCGCTAGTGGGGCTGAAAAAGCAATAGGTAAAGATGATTCTTTTAATCCAGAAGAAAACGAGAATTTTAGTAAAGAATCTAGAAAAATAGAATGTTTATATGATGGGGCTTTAGTTTTAGGTACTAAAAAATTACTTAAGTGGGAAATGGCAAAAAATATGGTACGTCCTAAAAGTGACTTTACTAAAGTAAAAATGAATTATGCTATTTGTGCTCCCAGAATGTATGAAGGTAGAATTGACTCATTAGTTAAAAGAATTACTGGATTCGCAGACATGATCCAATTGACTCACTTAAAATTACAACAAGTAATGTCTAGAATGACTCCTGACGGTGTTTATTTAGATGCTGATGGTTTAGCTGAAATTGATTTGGGTAATGGAACAAATTATAATCCACAAGAAGCTTTAAATATGTTCTTTCAAACAGGATCTGTTATTGGGAGGAGCTTTACAAGTGAAGGTGATATGAATCCGGGTAAAATTCCAATTCAAGAAATTACCAGTGGGGCGGGTGGACAAAAACTCCAAGCTCTTATAGGTAACTACAACTATTACCTACAAATGATTAGAGATGTGACCGGGCTTAACGAGGCTAGAGACGCAGCTAATCCAGATCCAAAATCTTTAGTTGGTGTTCAGAAAATGGCTGCAGCAAATTCCAATACAGCCACAAGACATATATTGCAAGGTGGATTATTTTTGACATCTGAAGTTGCAGAATGCTTATCTCTTAGAATTTCAGATATTATAGAATATTCTCCAACAAGAGATGCTTTTGTTCAATCTATCGGAGCTCATAATGTAGCGACTTTAACAGAGATGTCTGAGCTCCATTTATATGACTTTGGTATATTTATAGAATTAACTCCTGATGAAGAGGAAAAAGCAATGTTGGAAAATAATATTCAAGTAGCATTAGGACAACAGAATATAGAATTAGAAGACGCTATCGATCTTAGGGAAATTAAGAATATAAAACTTGCCAATCAAGTATTAAAAATTAGAAGAAAGAAGAAGATAGCTAGAGATCAAAAAATCCAACAAGAGAACATGCAAGCTCAGGCGCAAGCTAATATCCAACAACAACAATCTTCAGCTGAGTTAGAAATGCAGAAACAACAACAAGTTGCACAAACAGCTATAGCTATAGAAGAAGCGAAATCTAGGTTTGAAATTGAAAAGTTAAATCAAGAAGCAGATATAAAAAGACAATTAATGGAACAGGAGTTCCAGTACAATATGCAGTTGAAAGGCGCTGAGGTCGATCAAAGATCTCAAGGAGAAAGAGAAAAAGAAGATCGTAAAGATAAAAGAACAAAAATCCAAGCAACGCAACAATCAGAAATGATCGAGCAGAGAAAAGGTAATACAGGACCTAAAGATTTCGAATCTTCGGGTAACGACGTGTTAGGAGGTATTGACTTATCTGAATTTGGTCCTAGATAAACAATTTATTAACTATTATTATATTATATTATGGCAAAAAAGAAAAAAGAAGAGCCAGTCGTGGATAACGAAACTGGTTCGTTAAAAGTAAAGGAAAAAGTAGAGAAACAACCGGATGGTAACGAGACAAAAGGTAACGTTACGAAGGTTAAAGAAAAAATGAAAATGAAAGCCGAGGATTTAAGTCAAGAGACTATAACCAAGGTTGATTTAGATAAACCAGTAGAAGAAACTAAAGCTGAAGAACCAGTGGCGGTTGTCGAAGAAGTTGTTGAGGAACCTGTTCAAGTTCAGGAAGAAAATGCTGAAACTCCAGTTATCGAAGAAGTAACAGACGAGATTAAACAAGAGGTTGAGGAAGTGACAGAAACTGTAGAGCAAGCTTTAACCGAATCTATAGAGACAGGACAACAATTACCAGAGGACATTCAAAAACTAATGTTTTTTATGGAAGAAACTGGTGGTGATTTAACTGACTACGTTACTCTTAATCAAGATTACTCTGAGTTAGACAATCAAACTCTACTAAAAGAATATTATAAATCTACTAAACCTCATTTATCAGAAGACGAAATTGAATTCGTTATGGACGATACATTTTCGTATGACGAAGACATGGATGAGGAGAGGGATATAAAAAGAAAAAAATTAGCTATGAAGGAGCAAGTTGCTCAAGCAAAGCTACACTTGGAAAGTGTAAAATCCAAATACTACGAAGATATCAAAAGTGGAGTGAAGCTCACGACTGAGCAGCAGGAAGCAATTGAATACTTCAACAAACATAACGAGGAATCAGAAAAAAATCGTGAACTTTACAAAAGCCAACACGATGTTTTCACAAACAAGACTAACAATGTTTTCAACGATAAATTCAAAGGTTTTGAATATAACATCGGTGATAAAAAATTTAGATTTAACGTGAAAGACAGCGCGAGGGTTAAAGAAACTCAAAGCGACATTAATAACTTTATCAAAAAGTTTTTGACTAAAGAAAACACAATGGAAGATGCTACGGGTTATCATAAAGGACTTTTTACTGCTATGAATCCAGATCAAGTTGCTAATCATTTTTATGAACAAGGTAAGGCTGATGCTTTAAAAGAAAGCATCGCTAAATCTAAAAATGTAAGCATGGATCCTAGACAATCTCACGGTGAGAATTTGAATACTAGTGGATTTACGGCGAGAGTTCTAAACAACGATGATGCACCTGATTTCAAGTTTAAGATTAAAAACAAAAATAAATAACAATTTAAAATTTAAAAATTATGGCAATTACTGCAGGAGGTAGTTTGAATAGTGTGCCGGCTCCATTGCCGCAAGCACTATCTTCAAATTATCTAGATTTTACGGGTACCACAGACACAACGTGGGCTCAACAATATTTACCAGATCTAATGGAAAAAGAAGCTGAAGTTTTCGGACCGAGAACTATATCAGGATTTCTTTCACAAGTTGGAGCTGAAGAGGCTATGCAAGCTGATCAAGTTGTATGGTCTGAACAAGGTAGATTACACTTATCTTACAAAGGTCACATCGAGAGTGCTACTGGTGGTACGGCATCTGGTGGACAAATCGAAATCGAAGTTGATATTGATGGAAACGATATAGGTGCAAATCACGGTATTAGAGTTAATGATACTGTTATCGTGGCAAACTCTGAGGGTGTTACTAAGTGTTTAGTAGAAGCTGTTGATACAGGTTCTATGATCGATGTTTTACCTTATGACTTTGCGTCTTTAAATACCGCTGGTTTAACTACTACTGGTGGAACTGAGGACACAACTATACTAGTTTATGGTTCTGAATATGGTAAAGGTACAAATTACAACAACTCTGCGAACAGTGCTGACACTGATCAAAGAGGTGGTAATGAACCTTCATTCCAAACTTTTACTAACAAACCAATTATCTTAAAAGACTACTACGAAGTATCAGGTTCTGATACAGCTAGAGTTGGATGGGTTGAGGTTGCTTCTGAGGGCGGTGCTTCTGGGTACTTATGGTACTTAAAAGCTGAAGCTGATACTAGAGCTAGATTTACTGATTACTTAGAGATGGCAATGTTAGAAGGTCAATTAAATCTTGCTGCTTCTCAGTTAGATGGAAATGCTCTTATTGATGGTTCTACAGCTGGTGCTGGAAACGTTGGTACTGAAGGTTTATTCGCTGCTATTGAAGCAAGAGGTAATTTAACTTCTGGTATTACTGGTGTTAATGCTGCTACTGATTTAGCTGAATTTGATGCTATCTTAGCAGAATTTGATTCTCAAGGTGCTATTGAAGAAAACATGATGTTTGTAAATAGAGGAACTTCTCTTGCTATTGACGATATGTTAGCTTCAATGAATTCTTATGGTGCTGGTGGTACTTCTTATGGAGTATTTAACAACTCCGAAGACATGGCGTTAAACTTAGGTTTCTCTGGTTTCAGACGTGGATCTTACGATTTCTACAAATCTGACTTTAGATACTTAAATGATAAAGCAACAAGGGGTGGTATTAATGCCGCTAGTGCTGCTAATGCAATTAGAGGGGTTATTGTTCCAGCTGGAACTTCAACTGTTTATGACCAAATGTTGGGTAAAAATCTTAAGAGACCATTCTTACACGTTAGATACAGAGCTTCACAAACTGACGATAGACGAATGAAAACTTGGGTTACTGGTTCGGTTGGTGCTGCTACATCTGCTTTAGACGCGATGCAAATCCATATGTTATCAGAAAGATGTTTAGTTACACAAGGTGCTAACAATTTCATGTTAATGAAATAAGCATTTATTATATTAAAAGAGGGTGGAGCTTAGTCTCCACTCCCTTTTATTTTTATTAATTTTATTATATATTATATTATGACAAAGAAAACAAAAAAAGTTGAGGTAGAAGAACCTCAAATTCAAGAAAAAGTGATTGTTGAAACTGCTTCAGTTGTAGAACAACCAAAAGTAAGAGAAAGAAAAGTACCATCTAATGAATGGAAAATTAAAGATAGAGTATATCTTTTAAGAGATGGTAAAAAACCATTATCAAGATCAATAAAATCTGCAAATGTTTATTATTTTGATGAAGAAAAAGGTTATGAAAGAGAACTTAAATATTGTCAAAACCAAAAAACACCATTTGTAGATGAAATGAAAGGTGATCAAAGATTGGAACATATTGTTTTTAGATCTGGTAGTTTATTTGTACCAAAAGAAAAAACAACTTTACAAAAATTATTATCACTATATCATCCACATAGAGATAAAATATACAAAGAGTACAAACCATCTGCGTTAGCTGCTGATGAAATCGATGTATTAGAACAACAAGTTGAAGCTTTAGTCGCGGCTAGAAATATTGATATCGACATGGCTGAAGCTATTATGCGTGTAGAAAAAGGTTCTGAGGTATCTAAGTTGAGTTCTAAAGAACTTAAAAGAGATTTACTAGTATTTGCAAGGAATAATCCTAAACTCTTCTTAGAGTTAGCGGATGATGAAAACGTAATGTTAAGAAACTTTGGTATTAGAGCTGTTGAGGCTGGCATACTAAGATTATCTTCAGATCAAAGAAACTTTTTGTGGGGTAGCAACGGAAGAAAGTTAATGGTTATACCATTTGATGAACATCCTTACACTGCTTTAGCACATTGGTTTAAAACTGATGAAGGTATGGAAATCTACTCTAATATAGAGAAAAGATTAAATAATTAATCTAACTGTAGGGCGGTCGTCCTGCGGGGCGATCGTCAACTACAAAATATAATTTACTATGAATAAGAAAAACTTACAAAATTATACTCGAAAATCGAGAGGATTAGGAGACACAATACATAAATTCACATCAATGACAGGTTTAGATAAGGTGGCGCAAGGTTTGTCAACAAGATTAACTGGAAAAAAAGATTGTGGATGTAACAAAAGAAGACAAGCTTTAAATCAAGCTTTTCCTTATAAAAAATAATAAAAAATGATAATCATAGATACTATATATCAAAGAGTTTTAGCGTTAGCCAATAAAGAACAACGGGGTTATATAACACCCTTAGAATTTAACTTGCTAGCAAATCAAGCGCAAGATTTAATCTTTGAACAGTATTTTTATGACCTAGATCAAGCAAAGAGAAGAGACACGGATACGACATCGTTATCTGACATGGAAGAATTAATTGAGAATAAACTAACCGAGTTCACCAACGTACAAGCTTTGGGTGGTGGCACAACGTATCCAAACAATTATAGAACTGGTAGAATATTTGTTCTAGACGCTGGTACTAACATGAATTATGAGGCGAAGCATGTTGAGATGAATGAGATTAGAAACTATCTAGGTTCTGAATTTCATATGATGGGTTTAAGGAAAAGTCCGATATACCATAAAAGCAACATGCCAGGTTCTGATGTAGAAGTATATAATCACGAAGGGTTGGTAACAATAGGCGTTAGTTGCGAAATAATAACTCGTCCTGAAAAAGCAGAGTGGGGTTATGACGTGATAAATGAGAGGGCGTTATATAATGCGAGTAGATCTACCAACTTCCAACTACATGCCTCGGAAGACACGGAGTTAGTTAATAAAATATTAGGATTAGCTGGGATAGTTATAAATAAACCAGATTTAGCACAAGCTGGAGCGGCTTTAGATAATGCGAAACTTTCACAAGAAAAACAATAAAATAAATGGCTTTAACACAAACACAGCAAGCTTATTACGACGGGGATGATTTTGGTGGATACCAAGTTATATCATTACAAAGTATTATTGACAACTTCTTAGCTACATACGTTGGGGAGGGTAAAGTATTACAAAAAACTCTAGCGTCTGACGTGAGTTTTCACGCACATAGAGCTTTACAAGAATTAAGTTTTGATACTTTAAAATCTTGTAAATCTCAAGAAATAGAAATCCCACCGTCCCTAACCATGCCATTACCTCAAGACTACGTAAACTACGTTAAATTATCTTGGGTAGATTCTTCTGGTATAAAACATATAATTTATCCTACTAGCAAAACAAGTAATCCGACACCTATATTACAGGACGCAGATGGTGATTATAAAATAACGACTGTAGGCGCGTTAGTAATTGGAACTAATACAATAACACTAGATTCTTCTTACGCTAATGTGACCGTGGGTATGAATGCTTTCGCTCCTAGTATTCCTTCTGGAACTATTGTTGAAACAACATCTACAGTTAGTGGTATTACCACTGTTACGATATCCGGTGTTGCTGACGACACGGCTACTGAAGATGTGGTTTTTTATCCGTCTGATGGTAGCATACAACAACAACCATCGGCTTCTGAAATATTGACTGGCTTGTCTTGGGTTGCTAATGATAATAAAATAACAGCTACCTCTACAAGTGATGCTGCAAAAATTACCGTTGGTATGGTGGTTTCTCACGAAGATTTTACTGTTGGCACTACTGTTGTTGATGTTAACGGAGCTGTAATTACAACTTCTACAAATGCTGGGGCTACAGAAACTGCTGGAAACGCTAACTTTGTTATGTACGAGGATATTTCAGACACTTGGTCTAAATATAAATCGTCAACACCCTCTGAAAGTCAAGATGATTACCAAGATAATGACTATTGGCTAATGGACGGGTCAAGACATGGATTAGACCCTCAACACGCTCAAATTAATGGTTCTTTTTTTATAGATTGCGCTAATGGAAAAATACATTTTAGTTCTAATATTTCTGGAAAAACTGTAATCTTAGATTACATAAGTGATGGGCATGGAACAACAGAAGAAATGGTTGTCCATAAATTTGCTGAAGAAGCAATGTATAAATGGATAGCTTATGGATGTTTATCCGCTAGAGTTGATGTTCCAGAATACGTTATAAATAGATTTAAGAAAGAAAGATTTGCTGAAACTAGAAAAGCGAAATTAAGACTTTCTAATATTAAATTAGAAGAAATCACTCAAATTTTAAGAGGTAAATCGAAACAAATAAAACACTAGTACATGCCGGATTTAAATCATAAGTTTCAAGCAGGGAAGATGAATAAAGACCTCGATGAGAGGTTAGTTCCTAATGGGGAATATAGAGATGCTTTAAATGTGCAAGTAGCTACTTCAGATGTTTCTGATATAGGTACTCTGCAAAACATTTTAGGTAACTTAAATATTTCATCTGAATCCTTTATAGATCCGGTTACGGGCAATATCATGGATGAGACGGTTCTGGATACCTATGGATTCTACTGCGTTGGAAGTATTGCTGACGAGAAAAATGATAAATTATATTGGTTAGTATCCGGTGTGGGTGTTGATTTTATAGCTGAATATGATTACAATACAAAAAAAGTCCACCCAATTGTTGTTGATACTTTTCAAGCTAATGTATTACCTGGGGACGATGGTAGGGTCTTAAATTTCGATAAAGGTTTTCTGATCACTGGTATTAACATAATGGAAGAGACAATCTTTTGGACAGATAACAATACAGAGCCTAAGAGAGTAAACATACCACAAATTAGACTTGGTACTGTTGATTTTTTAACTCACACAGTATTTTATGTACCAAATCCAGATAAGGTTAGTCCCATACCTTTTGTAGCGGCTGGTGATTTACAAGAGGAACATATAACAGTTATAAGGAAGGGTCCAAACACAGCTCCTAAACTGGAGATGAAAAATACAAAAGTTGGAGATGTTGATTTGGATTCTATATCGGGAGAAATAACTACAACATATAGTGAATCTTTGATTTCCCTTTGGGACGCTGCAACGGGAACATATGTCACAGGTCCTGTGTTTTTATTTTTTGACACTAATCCAGATTTTAAAAAAGGTGACTTTTTAGATATAGAATCTATGGATTCGGTAACTGGATCATCAAAAAAGAGAAAAATAACAGTAGAGATTATCGATGATCCTATTCTTTTAACTTCAGGTCCAAATGCAGGTAAATTAGAGTTTCAGGTAGAGGTTCGTAGTTGGGATACAAATATTGATTTAGATAACGAAGATTTTAACGTAACATTACAACAAGATTCTTCGCTTTTTAAGTTTAGATTCCCTAGATTTGGATATAGATATAAATATAAAGACGGAGAATACTCCGCGTTTTCCCCTTTCTCAGAAATAGCTTTTTTACCTGGAGAGTTTGATTACTTGCCAAAAGAAGGTTATAACTTAGCAATGGTAAATACATTAAGAGCTCTTGGTGTTTGTGATTTTGTAGACGAACGTTATATACCGGAAGATGTTATTTCTATTGATATACTATATAAAGAATCAAATTCTCCAGCTGTTTATTCTATAAAGACTGTAGATAGATTACCATTAGATCCAACTGATTACGACTCTTGGAATGCAGTTACCTTAACAACCACGCGCGACGTCTCTGCAATTCCACCTATACAGACATATGGTTACGTTAATATTAAATCAGAAATGATTCATTCTATATTACCAGATAATCAACTTTTAAGACCTTGGGATAATGTTCCTAAAAAAGCATTGGCACAAGAAATTATCGGTAATAGAATTGTCTATGGTAATTACTTACAAAATTACAACTTATCATCTTCTCATACCCAAAATCCGTCTGCTCTAACAAACGTAACGTTACAAAGATCAAAGAATATTGAAGTTGATTTAAAGGTGGTTCTTAAACAAAAAGATGTTGCGCTATCAGGCGCTATTACTGAAGAGTTAGATGCTGGGAAAGCTTATACTTACGCATCTGCTAAAACTATAAAATCTTTAAGAACTTACCAACTTGGTGTTATATATATAGATGAATTCGGTAGAGAGACTCCAGTATTTTCTTCATCAAAAGATTCAAGACACACGATTTCCGTTAAGAAGGATTCTGCAGCATTCCCAACTAAACTCGCGGCTCAAATCCACAGCCCTCAACCAGATTTTGCAAAAAACTTTAAATTTTTAGTTAAAGAAACTTCTAGCGAATATTATAATCTAGCGATGGATCGTTGGTATAATGCTGATGATGGTAATATTTGGATAACGTTTCCTTCCGCTGATAGAAATAAAGTAGATTTAGAAACATTTTTAATCTTAAAAAAAGCTCACAAAGAAGATAGAGCTGTAACTGATTTAGCTAGATATAAGATACTAGATATTAAAAATGAAGCTCCAAGATTTGTTAAGACTAGAAGAACTCCTATTAGAACTATAAACGATGGTTTTACTGATTCCTCCAACACAATTCCAATTTTTATGGATGGAGGAAATGAAGATATAGAATTTCCTTTTACTGGAGGAAGATTTATAGATATCCATGAAAAAATGGTGGGGTCTGTTATTGACGCTTTTGAGTCAGAGGTTGGTTCAGCTTATCCATTTCAATTTAGAATAGTCTCAGCTGAGGGTGCTAGTAAGTGGTATGATATTCAGAGTTTTGAATCGCGATTAAGTGGTTCTGAAACATATTGGAGAATTATCGCAACTAAAAATTTTGGTGATGATATGGCTATTACAACACCGTTTAATGTAGAGGTAAACCCAGCAGAACCAGCGTATGGGAATTGTAAAATTGAGTTTATCAAAAGAGAAGAGAAAAATTTACCAGAATTTGACGGTAGATTTTTCGTAAAAATATTAAAAGACGCCGCGTTACAAGAGAATATCTTAGGTTACTTATCTTACACGGGAGATTGGTCTTCATCAGCTTCTGTAAAATCACAATATATAAATGCTTATTCTGAAGCAGGAGATTATGATTTAAATGCTAATCCCGCAAACTGGTACGGATGTAATCCAATGAGAATATCTGTAGATGAAAATACAAATGATACTGGTTATGGTGCCCCAAGTTGGAATGGAGAAGGTCAAGCTTATTGGGATCAAGCCGGTAATACTGAAGAGGGTGGATCTGAGTCGAGTGGATGGTTTATAGATAGTATAGAGGCTTTTAGAGAGTATAGATATACCAATGCATATAGCAGGTCGAGGAATGTCGCAGAGGGAGGCCAACCAGGTGATAGTTACTTGGCTGATTGGGGTACACCTCCTACTCCAGGCAACCCAAATCCATACTGGTATATTCGTGATAGAATGCAAGCTAACTCAATACCAAACCCTTTTTATGATATATCTGGAGTGGAAATCCATCCTGTTGCGCATATTGCCCCAACACAAACTCAAAATTTATCAACTTTCATCACACACGGGGGTAGTGAAACCGGTAATCCCGAGATTAATGATGCTTTTAAGAATACGTATGGTGGATATGGATGGGATGCGCCTTATAAACAACTACAATTAATTGGTGATTTAGGTAACTGGTATGCTAAGGATGAGACCGGGGCACATGTATATGCAAATGGTGCTGGGGGTAATTGGAATAATTATCTAGGAATTAGTAATGTAAATTCTTTAGTACTTGATAATTCTGCAAATAATGGTAACGCGATACCTAGGATTAGAGCTGCGGCAAGTTATAGTGGTGGAAAAATAATACCCGCGAGTGGTATTGACAAGGATAACAGTATAATACATTTATCATACGCGGGTATGGGATTCGAGAATAAATCCGCGGAAGATTTGGATGATAACCCTATGACCAATTTAAATGATAGAAGTTCATTTGAAAATTATCAAGATGCAGCTGCTGCGATAAACCATGTTGATGAGTTATTTTTCATCACGGCTATAACTACTCCTGGAACCGTTTGGAGATGGAAGGAAGATCCAGGTCAAGTTATGTATCAAACTAAAATTGGTCCTCCGGCAGCGGGTGATATTAATAACAATGAATGGGATGTTAGTCAAAGAGATCCTAGGGATAATGGAATGGGTGTACGTCTGTGGAATTATGCAAAAATTGCGGACTATATGACTACTCATCGGATGGAATTTTTCGTAGGCAACAACGCATCACAAACCGAATATATTCCACATTTCGCCTCACAGGGTATACAAAATTACGGTCTTAAATGGCCTAATTGGATGACTTACGCAAATAGTATCTCAAATTGGGTGGCTTGGGGAGCACTGGCAAGAACCAGTGGTGGTACCGGTACGTCTAATTTAAATCATAAAGAATATTGGATGCTCCTCGAGAACAGTCCTAAGGCTTTCCCTAAAATGCACCAGCAGGGTTTTTGGCCAATGTATACTCAAGATTGGAATGACGCTAGTTGTTCTCGAAGACGTTTTACAATACACGCGAAAGCTCTCGCAAACAGCGATCTAGGAACTACTGGTATCGAGCCCCTTGGTAGTATTGGCCCTTATTATTATTTACCAACAAATCCTACTAGCAACGCACCTCATTTCGATGAAACTGGCGAAGCGTTAGATCCTAGCCACGCGAACGTAGTAAATAATATTGCCCCTGGAATCCGACCAGATGGAATATATAGTGGGAAAGAGAATGTGGTTAATTATAATTTTAATGGCGTTAGTAATATTAAAAAAATACCATCTAAAAAAATGATAGATGGAACCCACGTTGTTGGAACAGATAATGTAACCCCAGCTCCTGGAAGTGTTACGTGGCAAATTATGGAAAAGTATGAACTTAATAGCGGCGCTGGAGACGCGGGTTATTTTACCTCCAATCCAGGTGTTTGGGAAACTGAACCTAAAGATGATCTTGGGTTAGAAGTATATCATGAAGTTGGGCAAATATATCCTACTGAATTAAACGAAGAAACATTAGAACAATTTTTTGGACCTATTCATACTGATCTTTCGAGAAATAGTAAAGTTACTTGTTGGGCAGCGGGTGGAGGTTTTATAACCCTTAGTACCGCAGCAACTGACGACATTAGAATTGGAGGAGCGTGGTTTGATGTTGCTAGTGGAATTGTATTAATTCAGTTGATAGATATTTTTGGAACACCACTAAGTGGAAGTACTAGTACTTTACCACCAACTGGATCTAGATTAATATTCACAAGAGCAGATGGAAGTACAACAGAAGTCAATGTAAAAACTGGAGGAGGTACTTTAGGTGGTGGTTTGTTTGAAGTGCATAAAGATACTCACAATTATCAAGTAACTCTTCCTTGGTTTAATGCTTACTCATTTGGTAACGGTGTTGAATCAAATAGAATTAGAGATGACTACAATCAGATTACTATAGATAAAGGACCAAAAGTATCAACTGTTCTTGAAGAACCATATATTGAAGAACGTAGGTCAAGTGGTTTTATTTGGTCTGGTATATTTAATTCATTAAGTGGTGTTAATAATTTAAATCAATTTATTCAAGCCGAAAAGATAACTAAAGATCTAAATCCAATACACGGTAGTATACAAAAACTTTTCGCTAGAAACACTGATTTAGTAACACTTTGTGAAGATAAAGTTTTTAAAATATTAGCAAATAAAGATGCTTTATATAACGCTGATGGTAACGCTAATTTAACTGCGTCACAGAATGTATTAGGACAAACGGTGCCTTTCTCTGGTGATCATGGTATATCTAAAAATCCAGAATCATTCGCGGCTGACGCATATAGATTATACTTCTCAGATAGAACAAGAGGAAGTATTTTAAGATTATCACAAGATGGAATAACACCTATATCTAGTTATGGTATGACAAACTGGTTCGCGGATAATTTAAGCGAAAGTAATAGAATAATAGGTAGTTTTGATGATAAAAAGAAGGAATATAATATTAGTTTAAGTTATTATAACCAAACAGTTTACCCTATTAGAATCATGGGAACTAGAAAACATGCTAGTTCACCGGTATTTCCCTCAGCTCGTTTAAGAGTAGCGGATTGGGTTGCTTCAAAATTCCACGTTGGCGATGAGATAGTTGGACCTGGGATACCAATTGGAGCTACTATTGTTGAAAAAACAGATCTATGGGGTGGAGTATGGGAAATAAAAATAAGCCACGTACCCCAACCCTTAGATATTTCTACTTTAGGAAATCATGTTTGTGGTGATCCAGATTGTCTTCTGTTTTGGTGGAATTCTTATGTTACTGTTTATACAGAAAGCCCAATGGATCCAGTGACACTTTCTTATTCAGAGATAAACAAAGGATGGCCAAGTTTTAAATCTTTTAATTATGAAGAGGCTTTAAGTTTAAATAATGATTATTTTACTTTTAAAGGAGGTCAACTTCACCAACATCATGTTAATGATATTCACAACAACTTCTATGGAGAACAATATGATTCTAGCGTAGAAGTATTATTTAACGAAGGACCTGGTATTGTTAAAAGTTTCCAAAGTCTCGACTACGAAGGTAGTCAATCTAAAGTAACTTCTGATGGAGGTTTAAATGAGATGAGTAACTCTGGAGAATACTGGGATAATTACGATAAGTTAGGCTGGTATGTTGACAACATGTACACAGATTTGCAGGAACTTGAGCCAGCTGAATTTAAAAATAAAGAAGGTAAATGGTTCTCCGCTATAAAAGGAGTGGCTACGGAATGGTTAGACGATGGAAAAGCTGGAAATATAGATACTCACGAATTCTCATATCAAGGAATCGATGAGGCGGGTGCAATCACCGTTTTAGATGGTGGTTATACTTCTTGGGATTGCATTCCAAGCACGGGAGGATGCGCGGGTATTTATCCTATTTATTCAACTATCATGCCTACTTGGACTAGTTCTACTACTTGGCATTGTGACTGGCCTTGGGATAATCCTCAAGTCCCTCTTGCTAATTGGTTTTATGAGGATGTAGATGGAAACTATTATGGGCCGTCAAGCGGAGAGGGATGGGTAAATAACGCTCAGACATATCCTAATAATTCGATATCCTTAATAGGGATGACTGATTTAACATTAATCCAACAGCAGGCTGGAGTGCAAGCGGATAGTATTAATATTGTTGATTGGTATTTAACCAGTGGGTCTACTGGGTCAATGAGTTATACTACCTCTCTTAACCAGTGGGGATACACTCAACACTCGATTACTCCGACTACGATTGAAGAACTTATAATTTGGTTTAGAGATAATATTGATTCCACTGCTTTTTTTGTCGGAATGACTAATTCACAGTGGGCTACCGCGCTTTTGGGTGGACCATGGGTCACCTCCACCACCTTTTTTTTGGCTGGTGCCGGGAGTCGTGGGTGTTTGTCTCCATGTGGAGCTAACTCAAATCCTAATGGATCTTGCGTAGAAATCCAAGATCTAACAGGTGCTTATCCTGATAAATCAACATGTGAAACTGACCCGCGTTCTGCTTGTAGTGACTTATGCGTAACTCCAAACGTTGTTACAGCTCACCCAACGGATGCTAGCATGCCTGATTGTGGCGATGGGACTGCTGCTGTAGAAGTTTATTTAGCTGGGACTGCTGTTAGTTGGACTGTGAAGTATGTCGACGCTAGTGGTGGCGTAACAATGGATAATACAACGTATAATTATAATGGTTATTCAAATCCTACTCCAAATCTAATGCAGGGAACATATAATGCTGTTGTTACTGATGATCTAGGATGTGAAGAGGTTGTTGAATTTGTTATTGATTGTACAGCTACTACGCCTTGCTCCTCAAGTAATCCTCATGATTTCGATCCAATATTTCTTACGGATCCTGCTTGGGACAAGAATATCAACGATTGTTGGCTCGCTGCTAATAGTTTTGGGAATATAGCAGATAGTGGTAAAATCAAAATATCAAATAATAATTTAACGCCTCCAGCAACAATGTGGGGAGTTAATATTTATTCTGTCGTAAGTGGTGTTTCCACTATGATACTTGGTTCAAACTGGATTTATCCAGGTGATGCTATTACTATAGACGGACTTGAAGCAGGCGATTACGAATACGAGATACGAGACGACCAACCTTGTACGTATCCTCCAGTACCGTTCACGCTTAACTGTACTCCTGTTACGCCGTGTGATTCACCAACAATTCCTTCCGGTGGATACAGTACGACAAACGCAACTAGTAATGATGGTTGTACAACCGATAATGGAGATGGAGCACACGAGATTACAACTGTTAACTTAGATCCAGGATCTAGTACTTATACGGTTCAATATTACACGATATCAACTAGCACTTGGGGAACAGGAGTAGCAGTTCCTATAGGTCCTTTACTAGGACCTGCACCAGGAAATGTTTCCCTTGTTACTCCTATAGGTTATTATAATTTGTCATCGTTCTTGACAACTGGACAGAATTATGCTGTTGTGATTGAAGACGATCAAGGGTGCGAACTCATAGAAACTTTTACTGTGGATTGTACATCTACTGTAAATAATCCTTGCGCGGGATACACCTCGTCATACGGCCCAACATTTCATGACGCTTGGACAGATGCTACTAGTAACGATTGTGGTGTTTATGATAATGGAGATGGAGCTCATACTATTCTAGATGTCTCTTTACAACCAACCGCTACGTGGTGGTCTGTTGAGTATTTTACGGGTCCAAATGGAACAGGCACGTCGTTAACCGCCAGTCCCCTGCCTCAATACAATCCAACCGATACAATGGTAACACATTCAAGCGCTACGGGATTAGGAGCGGGAGATTACTCGGTTGTGATAGCAGATAGTTTAGGGTGTGAAGCGGTATATAATTTCACAATAGGATGTGATGATGGAGTAGACAGAGGTCAATGTTCCCCACCTTATACTACATGGGTTTCAGGTGTTGCTTATCCTGATGGTGATGCAGTTGAGCATAATGGTGAATATTTCCTATCACAACCAAGTGTTTGGGTTGGTAATGCTGGTAATGTAAACATTGCTCCAGATCAAGTTGGTAGTTATTTCTCTCCTTGCGAAAATCCAACACAATGGTGTTACTGTGGTAACGCGACTACTTGGGTGGTTGGGAATGCATTGTCTTACGTAGGCGGTAATGTTGTTACGTATAATGGTAGTTGTTGGATACATAACGGAGATATAAGCGGGCAAAGTATCGGTAATATATACTATCCTGGTATTTATACCACAGGTAATTATGATCCAATAAATCCTTGGGTACTTTGTAGTAATCCTTCTTAATAAATTAAATAAATAATGGAAAAAAAGATAACATCAATTAAAGTTCAGGACGCTAGTGTCTTTGTAAGCCCTAGGGGTGAGACTCGTCAAATTAAAATACGTGGTACGCATGGATCTGGATTTTCATTAGAAATAAACGATAGTGATGGTGATTGTATATTAGAGGAATCACTACAAGATATTGAAATACCAAAATCAGGTGTTTATATATTACGCCAGAGATTTCCAGATATTTCAAGTAGTTCAATAGGAGAATCATATGATATAATTGTGGTTCCCCACGCTGATGTTGATAGTACTGTTAGTTCTGTAGACAAGATAACACTATATCAATATCCAGATGTGACACTTACATTAGCGAATACTTCAACTCAAACTTCACCAACATTATCTGCTAGCGGAGCCGATATTACAGTGACGAGACCTGTTAATCATAGAGAAGTAATAAAACAAACACAGACGTTAGTGATAACAGAGGGTGGTGAAGGAGATACTGCTGGGTATTTCTATGTCAAAGACAGCTTTAATAACTCAGTGTCGAAAAATACAGTTATTAAAAAAACAATAAAAGCAGATAAAGATCCTAAGAAAAGTAAATATGTTGTACTAAAACCTCTTACAACGAGAGCTATAGATGCTACTACATCTGGAGATGTAACGAAAGGTAGTCAAAACTATCCTATAACTGGAGACGTATCTGTAGGCGCTAGAGTTTATGGTAAAATAACTAAATCAAAAGTAGCACATAAGAGCTTGAAAGTTTCAAACTGTGGGAAAACTACGGATAGATTTGAACTAAGTGATACCGTTGGTTTACTTCCTTCAATGCATGGATCCGGTCCTGGAATTAAGAGTTTCCAAATAGCATCTATCGATTGCGGAACGAGTATCACAATAGATAGAAAAATTATGATACCAGAAGGCACTAATCTATCTTTTACATATGAGGTGGGTTCTGTTGTCGAGAAAGTTCATACACAAGTTAATGAAGATGGAAATGCTTGTGTTGATTTAAACGTTGAAATGATGCTTATTGATGGAATGGAAGTAGAAATTGATGATGATACTTCAAAAGTATCTTCGGGTTTTAGTTTTTCTGGAAGTGGAAGTAATGAGGTTACTTTAGTTTTTAACGCTAGATTTTCTCGATTCGGAACACGAAGTGTGACGCATACTGTAGACTTAGATAATATAATAACTAGGAAACCTAACGCGAGAGATTTTAGTGTTAATATTGCTAAAAACGCAAGTGCTTCTGCGATAAGTACAAGTGATTTTGATTATGACTCTTCTACGAAAACTATAACAATTACAGGAGCTAGTAAACATGGTTCTACTAATATTAGTAGTAGAATAATTCAATATACTCCAAACAATGGTTTTGTTGGGGTAGACAAGATATTATATACTCTTAACGACGGAACAACCGATAGCGAAGAAAAAACAATTAATATAACTGTAAAATAATAAACATGCCATTAGTACAACTAGATTTTCCGAATCCATTGAATACATCAGTACAAATTGGTGATATTGCTTATTTTTCAAATCCAATTGATTATGGTACACCTGGTAATCCACTAAGCGGTGACCAATGGGAATCTACCACTACACCTCATTTAACATCAGATCAAGGTGATATTATAAAAATAGGGATAATTACAACAATAATACCTTGGGATGGCGCTGTTAGCTCTATAATCTGTGATATGCCACAAGTTTTGTTTAATTTATATTTCTCTAGTATAGTAGCGGGTGGATGCGTAGGAGATCCAAATAACTTGGTTTACACTGGGGATTGCGCTAATTTCAACCAAAGAATTGAACATCCCGCGGGCGAATTATTAGATGTATTTGGATTATACTCCTTTGGCCCCGCTAGTATTATGACTTGGTATTTTGACAATCCATCGACTGCAACGGGGTTGGATATGTTTCATTTTTACCAAGACGTTAATTGGATTGGATTTAATGGCGACCCGGTTAACCATCCTTTTTGCGAGGTTTTACCAGGTGTTAAGGCGGTTGGCGCTAGTTTGTTGGATGACTGGAGTGCGAATACAAATCACGTAAATTTGTGGGGTACTATTGATCTAATAAGACTTCTTCCTCCGGGATCAACGGCATCAACTCAATACGTTGATTTTAACAACTCCTCTATTAATGATATAATAAACTACCTTACAAGCCAAGGGTGGCCAGGTTATTATTCGGGTATGACTTGGACAGACTTTGCGTCGGTTGGACCACACTCGGTTTCAAGTGGCCAAACTGAATATGCGAGTTTGATTTTTAATCCCGATTCTGTGTATGGGTCAACTACTTTCGGAGGGGAGATTTGTACGCAAGGAAGTTTCATAATGTTTAGTAAAGATAATAAAGTAAATTTAAGTAGTGCATTAGGATATTATGCCTCTGCAACTCTTAGAAATGATTCTCCTGATAAAGCAGAACTGTTTAATATCGGGGCTGATATATTCGAAAGTAGTAAATAAAGGGCATAAACTGTGACTATTATATATATAAATAAATAAAATATGGCAAATACAAAATCATCTCCAAATAAATTTCTAGACTTCTTAACAGGTGGTGCTCAAAGACGAAGAGAACAATATGCTGCAAACGAAGATTTCGGTAACCAAATGGATGCGTGGGAAGATACTAAAATGACAAATCCATATGCTGGTGTAAAAAATCCTTACGCTGATATGGAAAATGTGTATGAAGATCAAACCGTTGACTTAAAAGCCGCAGAATTTCAAAGAGAACAATCTCAACAAAACGCAGCTAATATAATGGCTAGTATGAAAGGTGCGGCTGGAGGGAGTGGTATAGCTGGATTAGCGCAAGTACTAGCCAATCAAGGAGCTAGACAAGCACAAGCGGCAGCAGCAGATATTGGTAAACAAGAACAAGCTAATCAAACTAGGGCGTTAGGAGAATCCGGTAGACTACAACAATTAGAGAGAGAAGGAGAACAGAAAAGAGATTTAATGGAGAGAGAAGGGGAAAGAATGGTTGAGCAATTCGCGTTCGATAAACAAGATAAAATGTTAGAATTTGCTAACCAAAGAAAAATGGCAGCAGATCAAGAAATCGATAACATGAATGCTCAAAGAGATCAATTTATAGCCGGTGGAGTAACAGGTGTGTTAGGTTATTTATCTGATATTAGGTTAAAAGAAAATATAACTAAAACAGGTGTTTCTAAATCTGGAATACCAATATATACGTTTAATTATAAGAACGAAAATGAAGTTTGGTCAGGAACAATGGCTCAAGACTTAATTGAAATGGGTAGAAAAGATGCGGTAACAATCGCGGACAACGGATACTATGCTGTCTATTATGATATGATTGACGTTGATATGGAACTTAAAAACTAAATAGAATGGCTGACGATAAACAAGTTAGGAAATATTTTGAGAACATTACTTATGGTAAAAACTCACTATCCTCTGAAATACATGGAAAAGCTAATCAAGAGCAAATTAATAAAAATGTCGCTAGTTGCGTAAGAAATTACGATAAACATATGGCTGAGGGTAACAAAGAAATGGCATCTCACTTTAAAGGACAAATTGAAAAGTGGTCTAGAGAACTTGATAATTTAAAAGCAATAAAGGAAGAGTTTGCAATGAATTACGGGAGTGGAAAAGGTGGGATGAGTATGTATTCAAACTATACTGATTTACATTTTGATAGAGCTTTTTTTACTGAAAACGGTAGGATTTCTCTTGATGATAATTTAGATTTTGTGTTTAGTGTCAAAAAAGAAAACGGGGAAGAATGGTTTAAAAGACGAGAAGACTTAACTGAAAATTGGGTTTTGAAAGGTACCGAAGAAGCTGACTTCATGAGACTACAGCAAAGCGCGGTGCGACAACGTAATGACATGGGAGAACCGTTAGATTTCGATATAGATTGGGAGGTAAGTAAAATATTAGAAGACTCAGACGCGTGGAAAGTTTTAGTTTCTGATAAAATTGGTGGTAGATATTTTTTAAATGATTATGTTGTAGAAAATCAAGAAGCTATGAAATCTGGTCAAATACCAGATAATATGTTACATCCTGATTCCTTTAATCCTGATTTCGATAATAGACTGCATACATATTATGGTAATAGAATAAGAAAAGCGTTTGATGAAAATTATCAAACCCCAGCAGAGATTAGAAGAGCTGATGAATTAATAGCTAGAACAAAACCACAAGGTAACGTAGAAAAAACTAACACAGAAAATACTCAAGTTTAATATGGCGGAAACTCAAATGACATTATTAGATGAAATAATGAAGACGTACATAGATTCTGGACGATACTCGGAGAGTGAACTTGCTGAAATAAGAAAACGAGAGGCTAACAAGTTAAAGGAGTCTAGAGAAACTAGTTGGTGGAGAGGTGAAGAGGGTTTTATTCCAGATGAGTTTCAATCAGGTGTAAATCGACCTAACGTACCAGGCGACTTACATGCGCAGTCAAAAAGCCCGATAGTTGAGAGTGTGAGGCAAGCGACAATACTCGGAAAAAAAATTTCAGCTAAAATAGATGTAAAGAATAAAGCAAAAGAAATAGAGAAACAGAAAAAACAAGAAGAAAGAGTAGAGAAATACGGGGGTAAAGTTGATGCTAAAGTAAAAATACCTAATTACGGGGGAAGAGGAATGCAAGCTGTTTATTCTAAACACGAGGGTTTAGATGAAAAGTTACGAGTATTAGATGCTACTGAGGAAGAATATGTACCCGCTCTTAATAAGTTTTATGAAGAAAAAGGTGTTGATGTAAGATTTGTGGAAGCAAATCCAGTTTGGACTGATTGGCTTAATGTGGGTTCTAGTTGGAATACTATAGAAGTTTTAATTGGAGACCAAAAAAATGGAGAGGGTTTTAAAATTCCGATGTATGATAAGGGTTCGGGGTCAAAGTTTGGAGAATCGGTGTCAAGTTTAAATGAAATAACTAGTAAAATACGTTCTCATATAGATGAAAATATGGGTAGTCAGTACTACGAGTTAGACAATAGTGTTACAAAAACTAAGAACAATGAGGAATTATATGATGAGTTATCAGAGATTTTCACTCCTAACGATCTGGTCTTAGATGACAACCAAACAAATAGAGCTAGATTTGCTAATAAGGGTGATATAGTTACTGGAAATGATAGTTTCGCACCAAAAGAAGGATTACCTGGAATATTTGGTGATGCAGGTATTATTGATGTTAAAGAAGGTACGGGTCTAAGATTACAGAGTCATTCGGGGTTTAAGGGTCTTCTTGGTTTACCTCAAGAAATTCTTACTCTTGGAGCTTATGATTCATATACCGCTGATATGTCTGGAGGAGTTACTTTAAAAGATGGTACATTTGTTTCTTATGAGTATATATTCGATAAGCGCCAAGATATATTAAAGCATAGTTTAGAAATAGCTGATTCAAAATTAACTAAAGAAAAAGTTGAATCATTTGGTTCTGAAGAAGAATATAATAATTACCTAGAAGATAACTCATGGGTATACTTTAATAAAGATGAGCAGGAATATTATAAGCTTAAGCGTGAATTAGAGAATGTTAGGTCTGGAAGATCTGAGGGAGACGAGGAAGCTTTAATTAATAGACTAGAACAAATTGCAGATGAAAAAGAATGGAAAACTCTTTATGACGAAAACGGCAAATATTTAGATATTAAAATGACTCCACCTGAAGAAGGTTCAGAAGGAGAGGGAATAGAAGTAAACGCAGAGAAACTAGCAAAGGATCTTGATAAAGTTACTTTAAAGAAATTGCGTCAACAATCGGCTATACGCCTCGAGAATTTAGCTAAAATAGCTAGTGGTAACAGCGCTCAAATACTGGAAGAAATGATGGGTTCTGTACCAGCGGAAGTTGCAAACCAGATAGGGGGATGGTTCGATTTTTCTAGTGATAGTTACGATGATGATATGGTAAGCTTGGCTCAGATTGTAGAGTCTGGAGACTTGTTTGGTTCTGATAAACCTTTAACTAATTTACCAGGTGGATCTGACTTGCAACGTATGTTTGACAATGAATTATTGAAATTTAAAACACTGTCTAGAGCTTACGATTTAAATATAAACATAGCGCAAAATCCAGAGTATTGGTTTAGTGGTAGAGAAAATATTCTATTTGAATTTCATGATAACTTATCTAGAGCATTTACCGGTGAAGCTGTGTGGGGAACTATAGAAGATGAATCTCGAGATATATTTGAGGCAACATTAGAAGCAGAAGGTTACGATGTTGAGAGATTTGGTGAAAGTGGAGAAGAGTTTGGATTTAATAGATACACATACGAATCTATTACAAAAATTGGAACCGATTTAGCTCCTTTACTAACAGAATTATACTTCCTTAAAAAAGCAGGTGGAACTAAAAAAATACATAGTGGCGTACAAAAACTAACTAATATATTCACAGGAGGAAAAAACAAGAGTAAAACATGGGCCAAGGTTATTGATAAATTTGCCGTTCCAGCTATTGCAACTCCAATTGAGTGGTCTATAGCTGAGGTTGCTGGAGAACATGCTTTTGGTGATATGGGAGGAGTTAACTCAATGGGAGAGGATTCTTTCAAGGCTCATACTATAAATCTTGAGACTGGTGAAACTAATTTCACAATGCCTGTTACGATGGGGCTGATGGGTCCTGCGTGGGCGACGTTATCTGGGCGTATGTATAGCAGAGTTGCTAACACAGCTGTCGGTAAATATATTTTACCTAAAGTTATGAACAAGCAAGGGTTTATGCATGGGATGAGGAAAGGTGGAGGTAAGATGCTTGGTCAAGGTACTACGGGGTCGGCTATGTTGTTAGTAGCAGAAAGTGTACAAGCCGCGATAGATAGCGCTATTAAAGATGAAGATATTAGTTTGGCTGAAAAACTAAAAGACACTTGGACTGTAGAGCACTTTATGAATACAGCTGCAGCACTGTCAATACTTAGTGTTGGAAAAGTACACCCATCTTGGATGAAGGAGTTTAAAAGAGATGTAGCTCACTTAAAAGGAGAGACTGTAGAATCTAATAATGCGGCAAAAGAATTAGGAGTAGTAAAAAGAAAAAATGGTTTTTATGGTGATAATGCTATTAAGAAAGCTGTAGATAAAAAGATTGAAGAAATAAACAAAGATAGTACGTTAAATGCAGAGGCGAAAAAGAAGAAGATAGAAGAAGCAAAGGTTAACGGGAAACATCTTAAATTATTTAACGAAGTTAAGAATTTTAAGAAGCAATATCAAAAACCAGATTCCAAAACTGGTAAAAACAGGATGGACGAGTATAATAGAATGCAATGGGAGGCATTTGAAAATCTTAAAAAAGATCTAACTTCTAGTAGTAAAGATTATGACGCTATCGCTAAAATGAAACCTTGGAAGGTGGAGGAATTATTGAGACTTAATGGAATAGATATAGGTTCGGCGCAAGGAAAATGGTATATGAATACTCGTGATTATATCTCTCATTTAACTCAACTCGCTGAACTAATTGGTTATAAAAAAACGGACTCAACTAGAGACGATTATATAAGAGATACAATATCTATTGAAAGAAATAAAAGTAGAATTGAGGAAATTGAAAAATCTATTAAAGATGGTAAGGGTGGGGAAAGCTTAGGAGCAGAATTAAGATCTTTAAAAGAAACAAATAAAAAGCTATATGAAGCTAATGATATTAGATTTAAGCAGTATCAAACAAAGTGGAATTCATTATTAAAAGCTGAGATTGACGCTGCTAGAAATTTAGCTGAAAAACTTGGCTCCTCTGTAAAGCAACATAACAAAACTCAATGGAGTAATCTAAAAGATAAAAACGGTAATAAACTAGATCCAGAGGCAGACGCTGCTTATGTTGATGGTGTCCTACATTTAAACATGAGAGTGCTCAGATTAAGAAAGAATTTAGGAGCGCCTGTGCACGAAGTTGTCCACCATATTTTAAGAAACTCTTTTAAGTACAAATCTGGAGCTAAAAAGGGTAAGGTTACCCGCGCGGGTATAAATATAATTAAGCAATTAGTTAATAAGTTCTCTTTAAAAGAACAAGCTATAATTCAAAAAAGAATTGACGATAATTATAGGTATGAAGAAAACTTAGATGGATCTTTCAAAACAGATAGCAATGGTAAAAAAATAGAAAAACACGAAAGAGAATACTATGAAGAATATATAACATCGATTAGTGACGCTATAAAAAACAAGGATATAAAGTTTAACATTGGATCTATGCGTAAAGCTGGTAAACTCGTTTACCCTTGGTTAAAAAACATAGGGATGTCTAATCTTTATAAATATGATTTAAACGGTTCTAGATCTACTAAGGCAGCTCAAGATCTTTATAATTTATTAGGAGATGTTTCAGCGGCTAAACAAGTTAGAGCAGAAACTATAGAAGGTTTAAGAGAACTTGCCGGAGATAAAGCTGGATTACATCCAGATGCTGTCTCTTCTAAAAGTAAAGATATATATCAAAACGATCGTATATCTGAAAATCTTGGTATCACAAAAAAGAGTACTAAAGAAATTATCGAGAAAAATAGAGAAATAGAAAATAAAATAGTTGAAGAAAATATAAGAGATGCTAACGGAAACTTACAAGCATCTACTAGAAATCAACAGAGATTAGTTGAAAATAATATGGCTGCTTCTTTTAAATTAGCTTTAGAAGCCGCTAACAAAGCTAAACACATAACACTAGAAGAAGGATTAAAGTATGATGATGTTAACGAGTGGTTCTCCGACTATAATGCAAAGTTAGTAGACTTAGCTCGTACTTATAGAGCTGAAAGAGTTTTTGATCCTAAAACTAAAAAAGTAATATCACCACCTGAAAAAGTTCCTTTTGGAGCTTACATGGGTGGATTACTACCTAAAAAGTATTCTGGAATATTAGAAGCTGGTAAAGCAAAGATTCAAGCTAAAAGCATGTCTGAAGCTGGCGTTGCTAAGAAAGTGGGTAAGATGCCTACGGTTACATCAACACCAAGCGCGTTTGAAACTAATGGTAAAACAATTAAAATAGCTGATAGGCTTGGACCACAAGGTAAACGTATTAAAAACATGGTAATGAGTACCGTGAATTTAATTAGTAGCAAACCATATTCTATTAAAGACGGTAAGAAAATTGATTTAACTAAAGCTACTTTTAAATCTTTAAAGAACGTTGTTTTAAAAGAGGTTCAAAAAGAAGTATTTGGTATAGATCCTAAAACTGGTAATCTATCAAAAACTGATGTTAAAAATGCTCAAATGGTAATAAGTAAGCACGCAGATATGTTTAAGGCTATGTTACCAGAGCATCATACCATTAAGATGGTTAAGACAAGTAAGAAGGATAGAGATGGTAATCCAATATATGAAGCGCGACCAGACAAAGCTACTGGTATTGAAAACGTATTACTAGAAGCTTTTTATGATAAAGGAGTTAGGAAAGATAACTTAACACCCTGGACTAAAAAGAAAAATATAAAGACTAGTGATTTTTTAGAGGTGTTTGGCGTAATGGAGAGAGGTATTCCAAACTCATATAAGAAAGATTCTAATACTAGTTCTAGGATACATGCTTTAGTTAAACAGGTGGAGAGAATGGTAGTTAACCAATCAGTTCGTGAGAAACTTAAAGAAATGGGCTTTGGTAAGGAAGAGTGGTTTAGTGTTGTTGCTGAGGGTAGATCTGAGGGTATGTATTCTAAATCTATTTATAGGAATGAAAATGTAGGGGAAAATACAATCTATGATTTTGATTATAAAAAGAGAGCTTTTCACCGTGAGATAGGCATACAAGGATTAACACCGCAAGCTATTAGTAGGGCTTATGATAATACTTACGGAAAAAATGGGTTGCAAGATATTTATGGAGCTTCTTTAAAAGCTAAAGTTGTTAATGATTACAAAGCGTTCTTAAAACCGTATGTTGCTAAAATGGGTTCATATACTGTAAACAAGGAAAAGTTCCCTGTAGATGTTGCGGAATACCTTGCTAGTGTAAGTGTACCTGATGCCGCACAAGCTGTTGCTAGAATGATGGGTGTTAAAAAGTCTATGGTTGAACTTTTTAGAGATCCAAAGCAAAAAGAAAGATATCAAGAGTTTAACACAGACATGCTATCTGATAGGATTGACAGAAAAATAGAGGAGATAGTAGATTCTAAAGAGATAGAACGTATAAAAGACAAAGCAATAGCCGATGAGATTAGAGGTAAGTCTCACTTAGAAAACTCTACTAACAATCCTAAATACGCTTCAGCTTTTCACAAAAAAGATAATTTTATAAAAGAACATTTAGTTAAAATACCTGGTTATGAAAATTTAATTAACTACAAAAAAGGAGGTGGAACGAAAAAAGAACCAGGAAGATATATAGAGCTTGAGTTTAAAGATGGAAAAACAAGAAAAGTAAAACTACCAGAAAGTTCTGAGTTTGATGGAAAGCAAAAAACAACTCAAGAAATGGTTGATGACAACGTTTCTAAAAGAGAGATGGATCTTCGAAAAGAAAACGCAAAGTTTCATCAAGATAGAGTCATGGAGATATTAGAGGGTGCTAGCAAGTTAATAGAAAATAAAACCTATGGTAAGGAGGAGGTAGCCATGTTAATGGGTGGGCTTTTAGGAAACATGAAAACTTCATTAAGATCAGCTGCTTTGTTTAGATACGCACCGGTCAATCCACCTACTAGAAAGCTTACAAGAAAAGTATGGAACGCTAAAGAAGGTAAGTTTGAAGACAAAAAGAATTTTGAATACGAGCATGGCATACCAGCAAAAGACATGGCTGTAATATTAGCTGGTCATTACTTCTTTGGAAAGAAAGTTGACTTACAAAAACTGTGGGATAGTTATTCAGTAGGCGTTGTGCATGTGGACTTTAATAGGAACTTTGGAGAGGTGTTCCGAGACAGAATGCAGTTTAATTATGAGATAGGTGATATACCTCCTAAAAGATGGTTTAACGAGTGGACTGCTATGGGAGAAGCTCACATGATGAGAGATGTATACACGGGGGAAATATATGGTGAAGCTCAAGTTAACTACTGGAACAAGGTTAAAGAAAATCATAAGAAAACCGTAAGTAAATTAAATAAAACTTTACAAGATAATCTTGGTCCTCAATATTCAAAATCTAATAAAAGAGAGATAATAAAGGATTTGCAAACTGTAGATAAAGCTGTAAGACTAGCTAGGAAACTAGATCAAAAAAAGAAAGGTATGTCTACTTGGGATTTTGATGATACTTTAGCTACAACTAAATCTGGAGTTAGAGCTAGAATACCTAATGTTGACGGTTTGCCAAAACCAAATAGAAAAGTTATATTTCTAGCTGGTGGAGCTGGGAGTGGTAAAGGTAACGTTATCAAGAAGTTAAACTTAGAAGGACAAGGATTTAAAATAGTTAATTCTGATATATCTTTAGAGTGGTTGAAGAAAAACCATGGATTACCAGAGAATATGAACGACTTCACGAGAGAGCAAAGAAGTATATTGGGTAAATTACAACATCAAGCGAGGGGTGTAGCAAAAAGAAAAATGATGAAATACCAAGGTGAAGCTGACGGTGTGGTTGTTGATGGTACTGGTGGTTCTATAAAAGCTATGGAAAAACTTGTTAACGAGTTTAAAAGTAAAGGATATGACGTTAGTATGATGTTTGTTGAAACTTCATTAAAAACAGCGTTAGAAAGAAATAAAGCTAGAAAAGAAAGATCTTTATTAGATAAAATAGTAGAAAAAAATCATGAAGCTGTTCAAGGTAATAAGTCAGGTTTTAAAACAATGTTTGGTGAAAGATTTATGGAGGTTAAAACTGATAAGTTAAAACAAGAGGACGCGATGCCTATAGATTTAGTTAACAAAATGAATGACTTTGTTAATGGATATGAAAAAATTAGATTAGATGCGGAACAATTTGCCACCGAAGGACAAAGTATATTAGATAAAGGTGGTAAGTTTGATTTCTCAGAGTTCAATGTTATTACCGGTGGACAAAGAGGACCATTCTTTGAAAAAGCTTTAAATAGAGCTAAGAAGTATGGTACAAAAGATCAATTTATCCTAACAGCTAGACCAATGGAAGCTGCCGGACCTATACATGAGTTTTTGAAATCTCAAGGATTAGAAATACCTTTAAAGAATATTACTGGATTAGGTAATAGTACTGGAGAAGCTAAAGCAATGTGGATGTTAGAGAAATTCTCAGAAGGATATAATGACATGTATTTTGCTGACGACGCTCTTCAGAATGTTGAAGCTGTTAAGAATATTTTAAATCAACTAGATGTAAAATCGAAAGTACAGTTAGTTGAAAAGAAAAATACTATTGAGTCCGTTAAGGATGTTGAGAAGCTAGATTCTCCTGAGAACTATAATAATATAAAATATTCTAAAAGTCATAGAGCTGAGTATGAGAAAACAATATCTAAAAGTAGACCTGATCTAGTTAAAGAGAAGTTAGTATCTAAAACAATTGACAAGATGTTTGACTTTGTTGATGGTTTAAATGTTCCTGATGGTAAGAAGAGGAAATACGAGCAGGTAACCACTAAATGGTTAGCTACAAGTAATATTAAACTACTTGAAGATTCTTATAAAATAAAGCAAGCAGTAGAGCTAGCTGAGAAATATAAAGAAGATATATTCTCTTATAGAAATCCTAATGAGCTTATAGAAAAGTACGCTGGTAAAACTAAAGCAAAACCTACAAATCCTAAGACTGTAAAAGAGTTTGGTAAGGGTAAAGTTTTCAATAAGAAACATGGTATTACAGAACATGAAGTTGCTGATACTAAAGAAGGACAACTTGCTGTTAGAAAAGTTATAGATACACATTGGGGTGAGAATTCTAATCCGTGGTGTAT